CCGTCCGCAAGCGCAAGCGATGACCCGCGACACCCTCGACAAGCACCTCCGGCGTGCCCTTAAGGAGGCGCAGGCCACCTACCGCCGCGCCCTCGCCGCCCAGGTGCGCGGGGAGCCCGACGCCGAGGCGTGGGAGGCCTTCGCCGAGGTCACGGCCGCCCTGCTCATGGCGTCCTGGCTCGCAGGCGCTCGAGGCACCATTGACCGCGCCAAGGTCCCCGACGAGGCCGTGGAGGGGATGCTCGAGGACGGGGACGTCGTGGAGTTCGCCGCCCTGCCTGTCCTGACCGAGTTCGGGTCCAAGTGGATGAAGCCCATTGCCGGGTGGTTCCGCCGTCGCGTCCCGATCTCCCGCAAGGACTGGGAGCTCCTCGTCAAGGCGGCACGGGCAAGCGCCGGCGAGGTCGGCGACCACGAGCGCCAGAACGCCCTTGTGGACCTCCGCAAGCGCAGCCCCATCCTCGACAGCCTCCTGCGCGGGGTCTTGAGCCGGCCGCAGGAGGGGGGGATTACGACCGTCAAGCGGATCACAAACGACACGTTCTTCGTGACGGCCATGACCCCCGAGCAGACCCGCCAGACGCAAGAGCTGGTGGCGCGGGTGATTGAGGAGCGCCCCGGCAAGAGCACGGTGGGCAAGCTGATCCGGTCCATGAACCTCGGGGACTTCGTGACGACTACGCAGGCCCTCACGGGCACGGAGCTTTCCACGGCGCGCCTCGAGACCGTCCTGCGGACCAACACGAACCGGGCGACCACCGAGGGCGCGGCCGAGGTCCTGCGCGACGAGCGCGTCCAGGCGTTCGTGCCGTTGGTGCAATACAGCGCAACCAAGGACCCACGCACGCGGCCGGCGCACCGGGCGATAGATGGCTACGTGGGCACCATCGAGGATTTCGACCGCATGGGCCTGACGCCGCCCTGCGGGTTCAATTGCCGATGTGCGTTGATCCCCGTGCCGGCGGCGATGGCGTTGGACAAGGGATGGACGCGCCCGAACGGGACGTTGGACTACGCGGCGATCAAGCGCTACAACGGTGCGCGCCAGGCGGTCGTGGACCGCGGCGAGATCCCCGATCCGGGATTCGTGAATGCGTGAACGACAGGGAGGAACGCTACGATGGGCGGCATGAGTACCCGAAACGAGATCAAGGCGCGGCTGGGCATCCTCGCAATCCCGAATGCGACATTGGGCGGCAGCAAGCGCCGATTCGCGGCTGCGGCAACCCCACAGCAGGTCAAGGCCATGCTCGTGAAGGCATTCAACCTACATGGCGATTTCGTCGAACGTCTATGGGATGTGCGCCACAAGACGGACCTTGCGCGCACCTTCGATCTTGATGCTTACGACGATGCATGGAAGGTCAAGCAAGCCATTGAGCGTCTGCTGAACACCTGGCGCGCGCCCCTCGAGCAGGCCAACGCGTTGTATGGCCGAGATCAGATGGATCAGGCTTTGGCGATGGTGACGGGCGTGATCAGCAAGGCTAGTGCCGTGTCGGCAAAGATGGGACAAATGGAGCGCGACATCGATCAGATTTTGGCGAAGGCAAAGCAGGGCCACACGCAGAGAAAGCGTGGTCGGGCATGAGCACCGCACCTCGCCACCGCAAGAAGATCCGCGCTGGCATCATGGACCGCATCGGGGCCGCGGCAAGCGCTCTGACGGCGTCGCCCGCCGACCCGACCTCGCCGCAGTATCGCCAGCAGCTCGCGGCAGCGAAGAAGACCGCGCAGGACGCGGTCGGCAACTACAAGTTCATGCGCGACAAGGTCAAGGGACGCCAGGACGCGATGGACAAGTACGTCGGGGCGGCCATCAAGACGATCAACGCCAGCACGAACGTGCAGGACGTTGAGCACTTTGCAGAGCAGATCCAGATTGCGGTTCGCGCACTGTCCACGATGCTCTCGTCCGTGAAGACCCCTTTCGCCCGCAAAGAGAACAAGACAGACGTCATGTATGGCGAGTACGCCAAGTTGCGAGATTATGTTTCAGGCGTTTGGAACGTAGCCAACAATTACGTGTACGAAATGTGGAACAGCCGAGGCCTTCGCAAAAGCGCGAAAGGCATCGCGCTGTATGAGGAAATGAAGAAACTGGCAGGCCAGTTGGCCCTGATGGAGCGACAACTCAGCCAAGTCGATCCCTACAGCGTGGCAGGACTGAAGAAGGGCATCGAGTTGGGCAACAAGTTGGCGAATCAGGCCAGCCCGTTGCTTAGCCGAGCAAAAGACTTGTACCAGCAGTTTCGCCGCGTGGTCAAGGCTTCCCGCCCCGGCGCGAAGGCGAAGGGCACGGCCTCCCGCCCCGGCGCAAAGGCGAAGATGGCCGCAGCACCGGGCGTCCCGGAACTCGAGCGACTGTACGCCAAGTTCCAAGAGTCGACGCGCCTGTTCACGCCGAACAAGTACCGCGACGCTGGTGAGCAGAAGCGAATGACTTCGGGCCAGAAGAAGGACTTTGCGTTCTTTGAGAATCTACTCAAGGCAGCGCGTTCCGGCGATGGCAAGAGGGCGAAGGCGCTGCTCGCAAAGACGGACTCGCTGCTCACGGCCCACTTCGTTCCGAAGGAATTGCGAGTCTGGGCAGCACAGTTCGCCGCGCATGGCGCGAAGGCTCGTCACGCGCTTACCGATGCGTGCTGGCAGGGCTACGAAGCCGTTGGGACCAAGCAGAAGGACGGCAAGACCGTCCCGAATTGCGTCCCGAAGGCCACCGCCGCCAAACCTGCTACGCCAGCCATGCGCGAACTTGAACGCAAGATGCACGATCTGATGCAGAAGGCCGACAGACTTCTGAAGCAGTCGTTGTCCGCAGCAGTCACCGCAGAAGAAAGCCAGCGCCTTCAGAATGAGGTTGAGCGCATTTCCGAGCAGCTTGACGCGATGGGAGATGAACTGAATACGCAGCGCAAGGCGGCTGGTTTTGCCAAGCCCTCCGACCTCGAGCGCGAGGACGTCAAGGCCGGCCTGAAGCTCATGGAGAAGGCCGACAAGGCCGTCAGCGACAAGATCCGCACCCTCATCGCCGAGGGAAAGCCGCAGGACCAGGCGGTCGCAATCGCGCTCGACATGAAGCGCAGAGGAGAGATCTGACATGGACATCACCACCGCACAGAACAACTTCCGCAAGGTCACGGCCGATTCCGTGCCGGCGACCTACGCCAACTCCGCCGCGGTGTTCCTCCAGACCCCGCCGACGTCCACCCTGCTCTTTGATTACACGAGCGCCAGCGTCAGCGGGCAGAACCCGTCCCTCCTCTACGTCATGCCGTTCATGGTCTCCGCCACCACGGCCCAGACGAGTATCGGGATGCGGCTCCTCAACTGGCGCAAGTACGCGGACGCGAGCGGCACCCTGACCGGGGTGACCATTGCCGACACGGCCGGCAACTTCACCTGCAACGCCAACCCCACCCTCGCAGTCGGGCAGGCCCTCACCATCGCAGGCACCTTCGGCGGCTCGGGCACGATTACCGTGCCTGCGTACGTCAACCCCACCACGTACTACATCATCGCCACGAACGGGTCGACCACGTTCCAGCTCTCGGCGACGCCGGGCGGCGCGGCCATCACGACCACCGTAGGCAACCCGACGGGCGTCACATACACCCGGTCGAACGTGGCGTCGTATTGGTACGTCCCGACCGTGCTGGCGGATCTCACCCTGACCTTCACGAGCGGCACCGTCCCGAATTACACCATCGACGGCACGGCCAACCACCGGACCTTCAGCGGCATCACGCAGGTCGCGGGCACCCCGAGCGGCAACCTGTACTCGCCGGCGCTGCCGGCGGGCAGCAACGTGGAGCCTGCGGCGGCCCTGATTGACCTGGCGGGCGCGCAGTACGTCACGGCCCAGTTCAAGTCAAGCGGTACCCCGACCATGGGCACGTTCTGGTCCACCCTCTGATGAATCGCGCCAACCGTCCCAGGCTATCGCGGATCAGCGGCTCAAGCTACGCGAGCAAGCTGATGTCTCGCGCTGGCGACGGCTCCACGCTCTCGCTGGACTTCACCACGGGCGTCCTTGATTCCCGGTTCACGTTTACCCGTAACTCGACGGGCACCTACATCAACTCGCAGGGGTACGTCGCAACGATGGCGGCTGCGGCGACCAACGATCCGACGAAAGCCCGCTTCGACCACGACCCGACCACGCTGGCACCGAGGGGACTGCTGATTGAGGGGCAGGCGACGAACCTTTTGAACTGGAGTGAGGCGTTTGCGACTAGTGGGGGGAGCAATAATCATTGGAATGACCATCAAATTTCCCGTACGACCGGACAGGTCGATTCT